TATATACCCCCCAATTATGTGTGGTCGCATTTTTATTAACTAAAGGCACATGACCAGGTATACCTGTTTGCCTAATAAATGTAAATTCATCATATTGTGGATATCCTTTCCATATTGAATTAACAACAGATAATTCTGGTTTTACATAATATAAATTATTTCTAAATGGTACGTAAGAAGTTTTGCCAGATATACTATTATCAAATATATTTGTAATTTTACCACTAATTCTAATTTTTGTTGACTCTGCCCTCTCTTCATTAAATAGATCCAATAAATTAACAACATCAGACCTAGTACCATCAATTAAATCTCTTTTTTCATTACCTAAAAATACAGGCACTGAAAGTGGTTTGTTTGATGCACCGGCAAATTTTTTATTACCTAAAACAATTTTTATTTCTTCTTGCTTACTCATATTTCAACACCTAAAACATATTTTTGTATGTACCTATTTAATGCGGTTTTACCTTTACCAAGACCAAAATAAAAATGATAAGGAGCACCAACAACAAAATTAGTTTTACCCGCATTTGTCCCTGCTAACCATTGTGAAGTTCTATCACCGTTTGGTAAATAATTCATTATATATCCGGTTTTAGGTCCATTTATTGCTTTAAAATAATCGGTATTAGTGTACGACATGGATTGATATGGTACCGAATACAATCTACTAACACCATTTATTGTTTGTAGATCCGTTTTCCATGTATTATATTCTGTACCAAAAATACTACCTGTTAAACCTTCAGTGGTTTCATTAGAATATAATGCCCATTTATACATTGGAACTTCTTGTGTTTTTGGATAACCGATAAGTTGGGTTATATTATTTTCAAATGTTTTTATACCTGGAGTTAATGCTATTCTATTTTCAGTAACTGATGAAAATAAAACTCCAATTAAACTGTTGTTTGGATTTGCTGGGTTATCTAATACAATATCGTCATCCCCGTAATTTTGTTCGTCAAAAGGTATTACTCCGTATTCTGAATTTATGCTAAATAACTGAGCTAAATCCCCATCAAGTCTACCTTCACCTCTAGAAAATAATTCAGCAATTGAACTGTCTCCACTATTTAAAACTTTACCCCAGGTTTTAGTTGAAACTAATCTTGATATCATAAAAAATAATAATAAGTCTGAAGTGTCGTTATATGATGTTGATTTTAGTGTTTCTGCCAAATAGTTATCTAACTGTGGATTAAAACAAATTTCTTTAGCGAATTTATCTCTAGGACCTAAATCCATAATTGTGGTTGGGTAAAACATGTTTCTTTTATTTAAACCTTTATATTCACTATTTGCGTCTTCCCAATTTCCTAAAATATTTTTACGTTGTGGTTTTTGACCTATAAAATACCCTCCAGTTGCAACTCCATTATTAACTGTTATCACATAAGGTGTACTTCTATAGAAAAAAGAATCTTTAACGTCATCCCAATAAATAGTTCCTTGATTTGCAAGTCTATTAGTTATTCCATTACCTGTTTTAGATCCACAAAAATTATAGCTAACGTTATTGGAGTTCGTTGTATTAAATATTTTTTTTCTTTTAAATGAAAAGGCATATAAGGACCCATTTAACCAATTATTTTGGAAAACATGGCTTATTACTCCTCTACATGCTGCATAAGTAAATCTATACCTTGTTTTCCATTCTTGAAATAGGGCATAGTCTCTAGCCAAACCACCTTGTCTAAAATATGGTTTTTGTACTAATCTATAACAACCATTTTTTACTAAAACAGGTGCCTCATTTTCTGGACAAGGATTTAAAACTGTGAAATTTTCACCATTCCCTTGATAGCATCTGAGTGGTACCATACCCTCACAACTAAAAGTACTAATAACAGATGTTGCACCTGTTATTCCATCATCAGCAAAGTCATTTGCATTTCCCGTTTGGTCTTCAACTAACGTAGTGAGTTGTTCAACGTCTCCATTTTGATTAACAATGTACATAGTAAAATTATCATTTTGAAATAAACAATAACCGTTATTCCCTTCACTTTGTACAGTGTCTGATGTCGGCAACCTATCAGACCTAACAATTAGTTTTGCGTTATTAATCTGATTACTGTATGTGATATTTGTTAATAGATTTGGACTATCTTTATAATATGCTGGTGAGTATAGTCTTGGGAGTCTTTTTTGGTTATTATTACCTACTAAATCATCTCCGTTTAATTCATTGTCTAAATCACTTTCAGATCCCAGATCATATCTTATATACGGATCACTATTATCGCCCCAAAAAGAGAACGCCATAAAAGAACCTCCTTCAACATTACCTTGTCTAAAATCATAATTACCTATATTACCCGCCCCTTGTGGTGTATTATCATAAAGAGTAAGGTTATTTTGAATGTAGGCAAATCTAAACATATTCATTGCATTATTTCTAACGTCAGTTAAACCAGTATCATAATGATTATTTATGGTATTATCACCAATAGCCTTAATATCTGTATAATAATCTAATCTAGTATAGGTAGAATCACCGTTAAATGAATTAAAATAAAATTGGCTTCTATCTAATGATGAATAATATTTAATTGTATTTGTGGTAAAAGCAGAATAAAGTTGTTGGTCAGGTTTAAAATTAAATGGTTTGTGATATAATTTTTGATTTGGGTTGTTGTAATCTACTAAATGTGATTCGGGTGTTTTACCGTTTATCCACCAAGCATCATTAGCGTTTCCAGAATTTGGTTGTATTGGAATGTTTAAATAATATTGACCACTAATAACTTTAGTTCCGTTAGGATAACCAAATAATTTAGATAAGTCATATTCAATGTTTTGTTTTTCTGTAAAAACGTCAACACCTCTCACTAAAAATATAACTGAATGTGTTTTGTAAGATTCTCCCATTATTTTTAATGAATTTATGTTACTAGCAACTACAGGTTCTTGCCCACAAGATGTACGATAATAAACTCTTTGTCCTGCATTTAACATACCATATCTTAATATATTATAATTTTGACCGCTAGGTGGATTAATAGTTTCTAAATCATTAAATGTAAATCCCGTAAGTACTTGGAAATATTCAATTCCTCCCTTATAATTATAAGTTCTACCTGTGGTACTTCCTGTTAAATATAATTGTGAAGTACCTAAAGTAGCATCATCTTTTATATAATTTACAGTTGTTGTTAAATTTAAAACGGAAGTGCCGGTTATTGAATTCGTACCAAATTGGTTTTCAGTATTTCCACTTAAATTAAATCCTTTTGTGTTAGGATCATTAATGTTGTCTGGATTTGTAAAAGATAAAATAGTACCGGCAGGTAATTTATCTACTGTGTCGGGGTCACAAACTAAAATTAAAACATTATCAGTAAATGGTTGTGAAATAGTATTACCGTTTTTTACTGTTGTAGTAATTTTATTTTGGTGTACAACACTGTACACGTCGGTTCTTTTATCAAAATATCTTTGTCTTAAATTAATCCAATTTAATCTATGAGATAAATTTAAATGTCTTTGTAGGATAAAACTACCTTTAGGGTAAAATAATCTATTAATTGGTGTTCCTTTTACTTTGGTGTTTGGGTATCCTGCTAAAGCATATCTTATACCCCATGAGTTTAGTTGGTATTTTGATTCTTGTAGCTGGTTTGATCCTTGAAATCCTTCTTTAACTAATTCACAAAAGAATTTTCCTGTTTCTTCACTATCATTATTACCACATTTTACTTCTGCATCATCGTTAACATCACATATTGACTCATCTGGGACACTACTCCATAAACTATTAGAGTTTGAGTTAATTAAATATGAAGAATTACTTCTTGTGTATACAGTTCTTCCTCTAATAGTTGTGGTTGTTAATGATCCGTCTGAATTTTCATTTCCAAAATCTAAATCCAAAACACCAGAGTCACACGCACATCCTTCACAATCAGGATAAGATAAAGAAGGTAGTGTTATTCTTCTAAACTCATTAGAAGCCAAAAGTAACGGACTTACTTTTACAATATAGTTAAAAGTTGCAAAACCAAAAGCAACCCCTAATCCAATCATAAAAATACCTAAAGCAATCGCTGGAAAGGCAACAACACCACCAATCACAAAATACACTGAAAGGTAACCTAAAATAACAGGTATTAATATTGCCAATACTATTTTAAAAATTGGCCATGTTAAGGCAGCTAAATGTAGTAATGGTATAATTGGGTAGGCAAAAAACCCGACCACTTTCAATAAAAAATTAACAACAAAAAAAAGAAAATCAAAATTTCTAACCCCATCGTTAACGGGCATAGTGTTTGTTGTTGTGGTACAAGTTCTATCCGTTATTTCTTTTATACCTAAGTGTCTACTTCTATTATACCCCCATTTCCATCTATCAATAAAAGAACTTATAGTATAAACTCTATTAAAATTAAACTCAAAAAATTTATCGTTACAATTAATAGCTTCTTGTATCATAAATTGACCTTCTGTTGTTCCTGTACTACCATAGTCATTCCAATCTAAACTAAAAGCATATGATTGTTGTTGTCTTAAATCACTATTAGGCCCTGTTGCAGATGAATTACTATTCCAACCATATTCTCTAATATTTGGTACTAAATAGTCAGCCCTTAAAGTGTCTTCAGTGTCCCCACCTTCATTTTGATATTCTATTCTAAATCTATATTTTGCCTTTGTCGGTATACCTACTGTTGGGTCATTGGAAAATACTTGTTCTCCAAATTCATTTGTGGTTATATAATCCATGTTCATTGGTAACTCAACCAACCAAGTCCCTTCATTATCTATAACCCTACCACCTTCAGGTAAGTTGTATTGTTCTAAAATAGGGTATCCGGAAGAGTCATAATTAATGGTTTGTCTTATTGCTAAAATTCTACCAGGAGCACTAACTAAATCACATAAATTACCTGTATTAAATTTTGGTTTACAATTAGTAAGTAGGGTATCCTTTTCATCTGTTGAAAACATTGATCCCATAAAAACACAATGAGGTTTAATTTCAATACCTTCATCTCTTAAATCAAAATCAATTCTTGTAATACCAACATCACATAAATCTTCTTCACCCCAAAAAGAAGCTACCTCAATATCTTTGACAATATTTATAATTTGAGGTAATGCCGATAAATCTGTTGAAGATCTAAATTGTGAACCAGCAAATTGTGAATCGGTTCCCATACCCATTCTTATTAAATCTGAAGGCCTTAAAGAAAAACAACCAATGTTGGATAAATCTAAATCCATAACAATTCTTTGGTTACCTAAAGGTACTCCAACTATCATAAAATCACCACTTTCGTTTGTTCTTACAGTATATTTATAATATTTTTCATAAACTTCTAAAACTTCAGATCTTGTTAATAAATCTTCTCTGTCAGGAAATGTTCCTGTTGGTGTATGTCCTTGATATTCTTTCCTATAAGGTAATAGATTATACCTATATCCGTCTTCATTTTTAGTGTCAGTATTTTTATAAGGGTATAGTGTAGATATTACCGGGTCGTTTTCATCAACACTTGATAATGGTACGAATATTGAAACTGAAGCGTTTGGTACACCATAACCACCATTAACAATTACTCTACCCGCAACAACTCCATAATCAGCACAAAATCTAGGATAAACATCTTCTTGCGCTAACCTTAATGATAAAATTTCAAGAAAATCAAAATCTTGTTCAATATTTAATCTTAAATTCTTATCCTTTCCCGGTGTTGTTTTAAACCTATAACTTTTGCCCATTTCTTACTTTGTTGATAAATAGTTTTATCATTACTTTTAAAAGTAATAACTGAATTTTAAAAATAAATAATTTTAAATTCCTGTTGATGTCGGGCTTAGTATCCTAACTATGATATCTTTTTGTGGTTTTCTTATTTGATATATTTGATCAGGTTCAGCAAATATCGTATTATTAATAAGTTTAATTTGTTTTGTTACATTATCTTCATATTGTTGTGATGTCTCGGATGAAGAGTATTCACCACCAACTCTATTATATACTAAAATGTCTGTAAGCGTGTTTACTCCGGCAATTTCTTGAATTTGTGATCTTAACTCGGATAAATTTACATTTTGTCCTAAATCTCTTGATTGTGGTGACATATAATCTATTACGGTATTAATAACTTGGGTACTTATTTCTCCTTGTGACGATGCTCCGTCACTTATAACAAACACTTCAAAAGCTAAATCAATAACTTTGGCTACATCTATAAAAATATAATCATTTATCATTCTATATTTAGAAAGATAGGTAGCCAAATTAGTTTTCATATTATTTGAAACTATTTGTGTGTAAGCTCCGTTTTCATCGGTTGATAACACTTTGATTGATATTTTATTATTATTTTCCGTTATTGAAACTCTTGATGGTGCGCCAAATCTACCAGGCATAGTATCTATTATTGATTTATAGTCATTAATAGTAACCGCTCTTTTTTGAGCAGAAAAATTAAAAGCAACCATATTTCTAACCTCTTCAGTTGTTGGTTGATTTGCTCCGCCAATCGCAGCAGTAACGTTTGTTACTTGAAGTGAATTTAACACATTTTGGTTTGTGGTTTGATCAGGACCATTAATTGCAAAATCAATAGTTCCTGGTTGATTTATCGCACCAACACCAATATTAGAAGCTACTCCACCACCAACTCTGTACTGAACAAATAATGTTGTATTTGGCTGTACTGTTAAACCCAAACCTATATTATTTTGATAATTTTGTAAATTAAGTGGTATTTGTGTGTTTGTAAATTGTTTAAGTTGTTCGTTTGGTGTGGTTGTTCCCGCACCAAATTGTATTTTCATAAATCCTTGTGGTGTATATTCGGTAATAAATCTTTTTTCTGTTTTAATATACTTACCTACTTTAATACCCGCATTGTCTATTGGTTTAGTTGGGTCATCAACAAATACGGTATCATCAACTAAAGCGTCTACCTCGTACCATTTATTTGGTTCAGTTAAAAACTCATTGTTACTTGGGGTTGTTTGATATGATGTTCCATCTTTTTGTATTATTGCAGTAACACCTAAAACATTTCTTTCAGGTAAAAAGAAATTAAAAAATGGATATACATCCTGTGGGTTTATAACTCTTTTAAAAACCTTTGTTGCCCCATTTACGACAACCTCTTGTTTTGTTATTCTATAATTTTGTAATACACCATCTGAACTAAAAATAGGAATTTTTGTTCTATTAATAAAACCTTCTCTATTAAATTGACTTGAAAAGTCCACATCATATAACAATTCAAATGTTGTGCCTCCACCATTAAATTGTGATCCGGCTCTTAAAACACCTAAATAATTAATATCTTCTTGATCCCCTAAAGCAGGAACAATTATAGATATATTTACAATAGCCACAGAAGGTCTATAACCTGGTATTTTTAAACCATAAGTTCTTGCAATATTATAAACTGACGATGCTTGTTGAGCATATTGTAAAACAGTTTCTTGTATACTTCTGTCAATATGAAAATGTAAATTATCACCAATCGCAGCGTTTAAGTCCATAAACACAGAAAATAAAGAAGCATCATTAAAATTCTGAATTAATTCAGGATAGTATTGTTGTGTATAATTTTCTAAGTCCTGTCTAAGACCTTCAAAATCTCTTTTTGTGTAATCAATTTTTTTTGCCATATTATATATTAATTATAATGAATTCTCTTGATGAAAATGGATTAGTTTCATCTGTATATGAGATTTTTACTTTAGCGGTATATTCCTGAGTATTTGCACCAGGAACTTTATAAATTGGTATTAATTGCTCTTCAGCTCCAATTTCTCTTAAATCGGGTTCATCTTCAACGTATGGTTCAACAGTAATGTCATTAATTGTTAGGTTTGGAATATATTTTCTAACAGATTCTTCTATTTCTTGTTTTATACCTTCAAAAGTTTCTCCGTCTAATGGTTCAAAAATAAACTCATATAATCTAGTTCCAAAGTCAGGTAAATAATATCTATATCCTTTTCTTGTTAATAATAAATGAATAAGATTACTTCTTATTTCGTCACTAGTTTGTTCAGATAGTGACAAAAACTTACCATTAGTACTTTGTCTAAAAGGAAAATTTATACCATAAGTTAAACCATCAGCCATATTAAATAAATATAGTGTTGGTAATTTTTATATAAATAAAAAAATCCTTACTTTCGTAAGGATTCTTTAAGGTTTTGATTTCCTCTTTCATATTGAGGTTCATAAGGACAATGTAAACACCTACTTCCACAACACTTGCCTCTTCTTATATGATAATCTTCGGTCATAACCATTCTACCTTGGTTATCATAGTAAAAGTCATTAGGTTGTAGTTTTGGTCCGAACTCCCTAACATATAATTGTTGTACCCAATCTTTTGATGCCCCTACATTCATTTTAATTAGTTTTTCTTTGGTTATAAAACGCTAACAATACTTGGTATGTTAGCGTTATATTATTTCCCCATGTTACTTTCATGATTTAAACTATTTCACATGCCCCTCCAGCACAAGCGGCTTCTCCTCTAAGGTCGGTATTATCTTGTAACTCAATAACTTTTGTTAAATCAACATCCGTTAATGTTTTAACTAATCTTTCAAAGTCTTCTTTTGTACAATCTTCAAATGGTGCTTGAGTATATGTTCCTCCGTTGTACGGTAATACAGATAACCCATTATAGAAATCTCTGTTATTCCACATCCATTCACCAACTAAGTCCCACTCATCTTCTTTAATTGAAACGGTTGCCGATACGTTGTGAGTATTTTGTCCGTTTCTATGACCAGGTTTAATCCATTCTTGAGATACTTTTTTAACTCTTTCTAACATCTGAAATACTGACTCGTGTCTAACTATTGAGCCTTCAGGTGCTCTTTGTGGGATAGTAATAACCGCAGTGTCGTGAGGACGGAAAAACTCATCTTCAATCAACTCAGGGTGATTAATTGCCAAGTAAGAATAGATTGATTCGTTTTTACCAACACGGATTCTTCTTAAATAGAAGTCATTATGCCAAGCGTGGATACCTGATGATGTACCTAATACTAATGATGAGGTCCCCGATGGTTTAACTGTTGTTGTTCTTGCAGATTTATTAATTTTAATAAGTTCCGCAACTCTTTCGTTTTCTTCTTTAACGGCCTTAGCAGCTTTTTTCATGTCATACCCTAAAACAACCCCTGAACCAATACCTGTCATACCAACACCAATAAGAGCATCTTTTTCAGTTGTTCTTTTCCAAATATCTCTTAAATAATGGAAGTCTGTGTATCCGGCCTGTAATGTTCCAATGAATGATGCCGCTCTAACTCTTTTTTCAAAATCTTCTTGTGATTCAATATCTGAAGCATTTACCTCACATAAGTTACAGAATTGGAATGGTCTTAGTGCGATTTCACAACAAGGGTTTGTTCCCCAATCTTTATCGTTAGATAAATAAATTCCTGGTTCTCCTGCTCCTGATAATTCAATACGTTTCCACAAATCCATAAAGAATTGTTTTGTAATTTTGTGACGAAGAAGTACTGCTGAGTTATTTGCTCTACCTCTTTGTGCGTTTTGTTCCCACCAATTTCCTGATTTACAAGAAATCATTTCTTCATCGTCAGCCGAAAATAATGAAATAAGTGCCGCTCTTCTGATACCACCTGCTAGAACTGCATCAGCAATATGACATACGATATCGTGAGTTTCAATTGGTGTTAATTTTTCACCGTCTTTTTTGTTATCCAACACTTTAGTAATGTGGTGAATACAATCTTTTAATGGTTGAGGTCCCGGTGCTTTACCTCCTGATGTTACGAGCATCGCACCTTTTTGTCTGATATCTGAAAAGTCAAATACAGGTGTTGATGATTTGTAACCTAAATATGATTCCATTAATACCTTAATGGCATCTGCCCATCCTTCAATAGAGTCACCAATTAAGTAACGTCTTGTTCTTTCAGGGTTTGGTTTTTTAATGTCTGGTAATTTTTCAACGTGGTGTTTTTGAACTGAGTAACCTACTCCTGTTCCACCTAAAAGTAAAAACATAGTTTCAGAAAATGAATCTACGTGGTCAATTGGCATGTAAGCACAATTGTAAATTCTGTTTGGTGAAATCTCAATTGGTTTTCCACCGAATTGTAACGATCTCATTGATGGTAATACTTTCTTGTCGTATACCATTTTATATACCTCCTCTATCTCATCTTTGATGTGAGGGTACTTACGTTGGTGCATTTCTTTGTTTCTTGTTACCAACTCTTCCCAAGTCTCTCTCCTGTTCAATTCAGGTTGAAACTTAGCGTATTTCATAAAGACAGTAATGTCACTTAATATTTTTTGCGAAATATCCATTTTTTACAAATTTAATAATTTATTTTAAGATTCTTGTTGTTCTTTTTGTTTTTTTCTCTCTAACAGTTCTTTTATTCTGTTACGATTTTTTTCTTCCTTTTGTTCTTCATGACCTAAGAAAGTCACACTTTGTTCAGTATCAATTTCAAGCATTCCATTATCAAACTTACAGTTTTCAAATATGATACCGTCCTTTCCAATTCTTGACTTTGTAATCGCAATAGTTGCTAAATTCATTTCTTTTTGTTGTAATGACTTAGCAACTGTAATGATTACGTGTCCTACTTGAGCCTTTTTAATCGATCCACCCATTTGATCTGTTGTTACAACTTCAGATGAAATTGAGTTTCTATTACCTTGTGTTGCCGTCCAACCTGCGATATCCAATTCGTGACACATCGCTTCAAATCCTCGCATGACCGATCCTTCGCTTTTCCATTCATCACCTAACATCTTATCAGGAACAACACAATCAATATAATCTAAAATAATCATATCAATTTTAGTTCCTTCAGCAATCATCTTTCTTACTTGATTTTTAATCTGATTCATAGTTACGGTGTCTGAAGCTAATTTTTTCATTATCAACTTATTTTTTCTTGTTGATTGAATGTGTTTAACTTTTTCCATAACTTCAGTTTTATTTTCAGATAAATCATCAGGATGAATACCTGTCCAAAGTGTAAAGTGCTTTCTTTGAATAATTTTTGGGTTGTCTTCAAAAAATATTTGAAGTACGTTATACCCTAAGTTAAATGCGTGATTTGCAATTTTGGTTGTGAACGTTGATTTACCAACTCCGGTAGGGGCTAAAATAACGCCAATCTCTCCTTTGGCTAATCCTCCTTTTAATAAATTATCAATACCGGGTACACCAATAGGAATTGGGTGTCTGTAATCGTCGTCCAAAACCTCATCAAGGTTAAAAAATACATCACTTGTTCCTTTATCAACTTCACCAACTTGTAGTGCTCCCCTAACCATTTCTTCTAACTTATCATAACTTTCAAAATCACCTTTATCAATGATTGATTGTGCTTTAGTCATTACTTTTTGGAGCTCTTGTTGTTTGCAAAATTTTAAGGATTTTTCTTGAACAAATATAGATCCTTCGTCAGATACTTCTTTAACTTGCGTCAACGTATCTAAAATGCTCTTTTGAGCCATCGCAGAGGTGATTTCTGACTTGGTTAGTTGTTCTAAGGTGTCAAATGTCGGTGTATGCTCATAATTTGAGTAATATTCTTTAATCATTTGACAAATGATTCTAAAATATTGGTTGTCAAAATAATGAGGATCAATTACTTCAAGGATAGAATTAGAGAAATCTTTGTATGTAATAATGTTATTTAATAATTGAATTTGAAAAGTATTTCCTAAGTATCCGAAGTTTTTTTTGTCTGACATATTGTGTAGATTTTGTGTGATTTACTAATAAATACTGTTAAGCGAATGAATAATTCAAGTAATTAAAAGATAAATTTTTCTCTGATAAAATGTCAGTCAGTTCTCTTAAAATGTTTTTTATGGATGGGCGTATATCCAGGGTATATCTTACCTTTGGTGGGTATAATTTCGCATCAATGATTCTATGACAAATTGTCTCATTTCCGACCTTTAAAATAATGTTAAATACTTCAGGTCCGTCTGTGTTTGATGTTTCTAATACGGTTGGGCCTTCTTCAATTTGAAATCTATTTTCTAACATATAGACCATACACTTGTTTCTTAATTTTGTTTGTAAGTCTTCTGACAACTCTTTAATATAGTCATATAACTCAATACTATTTTTAACTTTAGGATTATATCCCTTAACGTTAAAAAATCTTTGTACAACAAAATTATTGTTAAGTGTCATTAAGAATTCAACCTTTGTTACATCATTCTGCTCTTTCATAATTTACTTTTTTGTTTTAAAATTGTTTTTTTCTTTTCTTGTTAACTTTAAAAATGGTTTTAAAAAATATACCCACTGTTCGTCCCCTTTTGGTAGGTATTTAAATAATCCGTCTTCCATCATCATCCGAATTAAGTTTTTATATCCTCTTCCGTCAGGATCCAATGACTCAGAGTAATATGCTTCAACTAATTCTTTTCCTTCTTCACTTATTAAGGGTTGTGACAAATCTACGATTTTTTTATTTATTTCAAAAAATTCGTCACCAAAAATTCCCTCTTTTGTTTTTCCTGTGAGTAAATTTTTAAGAACAGTATTCTCTTTTTGTTCTTTTAAAAGTTCTTCACCTTTTGATAAAATATCCGAAAAAGAAACTTCTTTTTCAAGTATCTCAGGAAATAATTTAATAAATGTCTTTTCTCCTAAATAATAAATCCCATCAATATTATCTGATTTATCTCCTGATAATATTTTAAATGTTTTAACATTGTAGTGTGGGATTTCTATTTCGTGTAGTTTAATCATATCACCCTTCTTATAGTACTTCTTTGTGTTGGGTGAATAGATTGTCACATCCTCTGAAATAAGTTGCGTAAGGTCTCTATCTGCACTAAATATTGTTTTATATTCTCCTTTTGATATTTGGCAATAATAGGCGATTAAGTCATCCGCTTCAGAATTATCAAACTCAACTTGTCTAACAAACATTTCCTCTAAATATTGTTTAACTCGTTGTCTTTGATTGTAGAAGGATTCTTCTTTTAGTTGATTGTCTGATGGTTTTCGGTTGAGTTTGTATTTTGGGTAGATGATTCTTCTTTGGGACGAACTAGTTTCACCATCCCAAAATACTACAACCTTATTGAAGTTAGATTCGTCAATGAACCTACGTAATGTATTTAAAAAATGCCAAATACCTCCTATGTGTTGCCCGTTGTTAAAGTAATCTTTAACTCCGTGAAATCCTATTTTTAATAAGTTGTTCCCGTCAACTAATAAAGTCTTGGTCATTAATTTTTTATTACAAGGTTCTTACTCTACTTCTTCTTTTTCTGCTTTCAAATCAAAGTCACCATCAACTCCAATTATCTCTTTCCAATACTCGGCATAATCTTTTTTGTATTGTTCAATTGATGCCTTTTCTTCTGATGCCTCCTTACCAGGTAAAAACCCGTGTGGTGTCACAATAATTTTACCGTCTTCAAATCCAAGTCCGTTGATGTGGTTTTTCATAACCGATACTTTTGTTCTTGACGCAAACTTAACTGTTCGTTTGTCTTTTGTTGCGGTAATCTTAGTTGTACCAGCACCTTTTTGGTTTCCAAATAAAAATACTAAAGATGAATTTAACCAAATTGCTTCTCCACCTTTTGCTTTAATTTTTGGTTGACCAAATGGATTGTCAGGTAATTCTACCCATGGTTGGTTAACAATGATAAGGGTGTTTTCATATTTTGAATCCGCTTTACGTGATCCTGATATTCTTTGATTGATACCCATACCAATCTTGTCGGCCAATACAGATGCGTTGTGTTGTTTTCCACCTTTACCTTCATAAGTCATTTTACAAGGAACTGAACCAACGGAATCCCACATAATACATAATGAATAGTCTAAATCCCCTTTTTCTTGTGCGTCTAACAAATCATTAATGTAGTCTGTAATTTGTTCTATATAATCAAAGTTATTATTGAATATATAAAACCCATCCCATTCCAATTCACCAGTTTCAGTATCAACAACCTCCTCACATTCAAAACCCATAAGTTTAGCATGTTCAAAAGACCACTTCTGTTCTGTAATAATAAAAACAGGAAGGATCCCTTTCTTTTGTGCATCAACAGCAGTTTTTACTAAGGCGGTTGTTTTACCCGTGTCTGAATGACCTAAGAACATATTGATGTGTCCCATCGCAGGGCCTGGTAGTCCAACAGCGTCTAAGAAAGGTTCACCAAGATCAAAAAACCTTTGTGGTTTATATTTTGCCGATGTGGAAAACTTTTTCTTTAATGAGCTAAAATCATTTTTCTTTATTGCCATCTCGTTGTTCTTTTAATAATTTTAACATGTCTTCAGTTATTTCAAACTTATCATCTCTTTTTACGTTGTATTTGTAAACTGTTTCTAACATTTCTAATTTGTCTTTAGCGTTTGTCATCTTTTCAACAAACTTATCCATTTCCTCTAAGTGTTGTGGGTGTTCACCAATACCAACAGGGTTATTAAAATAAATTAATAATGTGGCCTCAGCTTCAGCCATTTCTGACCTATATCTCAAGGTCAGGGCTTCATACATTTTTTCTGATATCTTATTCATATTTTATTATATTAAAAAGGTAATTCTTCTGATGGTTCTTCATCTGCTTGTGGATCAATAACTGTTGTTTCTTCTTTAACACCACCAAGTGAAATCTCCGCTTCTTCACCGTAAACATATTTTTTAAGATCTGAATTCCAAATTGGTGTCTCCCCTACTGCAACTGCTTCTAAATACTCAACAGGTTTTTTAGAATAAACATCATTCCAAGTTAATTCATCTTTAACCCAACCATCCATAATTTCTTTATCTTCATGTAATGGTGCAGGATCGTCATACATAATTGTTTGAACAACTGTATATTCTTTTCCTTGTGGTGTTTTTGCTTTTATCAACTCAATAATTAAATCTCTACCTTTTTCAGGATCAGTAACATCGCCCTTTGCTTTCCAAATAGGTAAGATTTTATCTAAAACACCTTCTTGTTTGTAGTTGTGTTTAAATCTCCAAAATTTAACACCGTCTTGTTCGTTATCTCTGTCAATAACTTTAACAATGTAGAACAATCTTGCCCTATATTGAGACGCTAAATCTTTATCTTCTTTCTTACCTGTAGAAATAAGTTCATTATAAACTTCAGTAAGTGGTGATCTTTCGTTGTCATTTTTATCAGGGTCATACAACTTAACCCATTGTCCGTTAACTTGAATTTCATGATACCAAACCTCAACAAATGGAGATGATCCATCTTTTGTTGGTAAAATTCTAATTCTTTTTTGTGCTGATTTCTCATTTTTTTGAAGAATTGCGGAGAAGTACTTCTTCATTCTGTCTTCTTGAGAAATGTTTGATTTTTGTGAACCTCCGCTTGGTTGTGAGTTCTTTTCGTACTGAGCGAGTACCGCATCTAAAGCATTTGACATAATTTGTTTTTTAAAAATTTATACTCTTTTATCTGAATAAAATATAAGTATAAATCTAATAATGTCAAATAAAAAAGGTTCGGATAACCGAACCTTAATTTTTAT